GTGTACTGCCCGCAGAAGTTCAGAGATGTGCTCCCGCCCTATCTTGGTGCGGTCGGCCACCCATCAATGCCGATGGTTTGCTTTGGCCTGTACTCGTGACCAAAATCCTTGGCTGTCTTTTTCAAGTGGCAAACTTTACAGAGTAATTCTTTGTTGCTCTCGTGGTCTGATCCACCCATACACAGTGGCTTGATGTGATCTACTTCATCACCTGGCCTTATGTATCCATTACGCTTGCAGGCTTGGCATAATCCGTTATCCCTTGCCTTGATCTTGTTGCGATCATTGACGCCAGTCGTTCCGCGCTTGCGCTCTGCCTGCTGATTTGCGGGTCTGCGCACAATTAAACTTCGGTCAGGAAACCGGCAGCTCCATCGAAATCTAGCGTGAGCGTTTCCGTATCGGCCAGAGTTATGCTTGAGCCGTAATCGAACCATGCAATCAATGGGTCGGCAGGGCTTGTGGGCGTGTCGTTGTATACCACTGCATACCGGAACGGGCCTACAGTGCCACCTGATGCAGTCAACACTAAGTCGGTCAGCGTCAGCTTATATGTGCCAGTAGTGTGCGCACTTGATGCTGTAGTAATCGCCCTGGTTGAGCAGTTGGTGTATGTAATCTCTGTGATGTTCGCCAATACGGTATTGGTGGCAACCGGCGCAGTGTTGGTCAATGCGACCCTTAGTGCGCCAGTGCTTAGGTTATGCACACCGTGGGCCTTATCCTGCACAAATACTTGAAACTTGTTATAAGCAGCCATTTTTTAAACCCTATTAATTGTGACGTTTGCCAGTTGATGTGTTGCCACGTACAGCTGCTGAAAGGTTTGCTCTGCTGCTGTCAACAGAAACATAGTTCCCGCTTCTTGCTCTCGCCAATACAACTGGCGCAGGAGCCACGTCAGCGCTGTAGGTCAGAACCGTGTCATATCCTGTTAGGCTGTATGATCCAGATGTAAAGCTCGCGTATCGCGCTGCCTTGAGCGTTGCGGCCGATCCGGTGTCTGAGTAGCTGCCCTGCGCCAGCGTTACACTGTAGCCCTTGAGCGTCAGTACAGGCTGGCCAGTGTCGGCGTAAGTGCCGGTGACAGTGGAAATCTTACGAGATACTTTAAGCGCGACAACTTCCCCGGCAACAGAGTAGCTGCCCTGCCCGATTGCAACTGTGTAAGTTGATGCGCCAGCACCGCTATAAATTAAATCAGCGACGTTCCCGGTGCCGGAATATGAGCCTTGCTCCCCGATCAGTGCGAAGCCGCGCCTTAAAGCAGCGTTCTGGCCTGAGTCAGTGTAGGCGCCTTGCACTGCGGCGATGGTGCGGGTTGCGCGTATCGCTACCGATTGCCCGGTGTCTGTGTATGAGCCTTGAACAATCGGCAATTGCCTGCCGAATGCCAAGCCTAATGACTGCCCTGTGTAAGTGTACGCGCCCTGGGCAACTGGCAACTTATGCCCAAAACTTAGGCCCGCCGTTTGACCTGATAAAGCAAAAGAGCCTTGCGCCAGGGCAAGCAGTCTCGCTGCTCTGACCGATGCGGCTGTTCCAGTGTCGGCGTAAGTGCCGGTGACAGTCGCTAAAGTGTAAGAACCGGCCGATCCGGGTATTCCAAAAAACCAATCAGGTTCTTGCTGAAAAATAAGCTCCGGCCATTGGGCCAGATCAAAATGCTCGTGGGCCGTCAGCCCTTGCGAGGGATGATCGAATAGGAATAGCGGCCCTATGGTTCCGTCAAAGTTTCTAGTAGCGCCGTTGTCTCTATTGCCTATATTCATCACGGTTGATGTAGCTGCATAGGCTCCGACTGCTGCGGATTCCGTCTGCATAGTTACAGGAATGCCGTTTCTGTAACCTTGGGGGTCATTGCCGGAGCTTCGGCAATCGTGTGTTAACGCATAGCACATCCACACGTTGAGCGGCGGCCCCGAAGTCGCTGTTGTGTATGACCACTGCCCAAGAGTGCTAGTGCCTGCGTGGGTATAATACAGCTCACGGCCTCCTGCGGCTGTTACCCACAGCGCCTCTGATTGCGCAACCGATCCGGTATTACCCGATTGTTGAAAAACTCGCCCTAAATTGCCGCCCCCAACTGAGAGTGCATAAGAAAAAGTGACAAGAGACCGAAAGGCTACTGACGTAGTAAAGACCGGTGCATCCACTCTGTCGGCAGTGCCTGTGCCGTAAGTTGCCCCGAATCCGGTCATTACGCCAAACTTGTCGGCTCTTTTCTTTGGGCCGCCAGCTAGTAGGGAAGCGCCCGTCCAGCCTTGGGTTTTTGTCCAAAAGATGCCGTTGCCAAGACTGACAAATACAAGCCCCCTATCAATCCAATACTGACTGAGAGGCTGTGGGTTACTAGGTAACATCCCCATAGCGAACCCTTAAGTATAGCTGCCGATTATTGGCGTGGCGTAAACAGCAGAGCCTGCTGCCGCCAGTCCCGCTGTGGTTGTGGTTGCGCAGTTATGTGAGATGTAAATAGCAAAGTATGGAGGCAAAGAGCCACCAAACCGTGAAGCAACTCCTGCGCACATCTTTGCGTAGATTTCGCTTGCACCACTGTCCACTGTGATTGAAGCAATCAACTCGCACAAACAATCTCGCTGCTCGGTGTCCACAAAGCTCAGTGCGCCCTCGGTGCCAATAGTGCCGGTCGCTGTTGCGGGCCATGTCGGTGTGTCGTTTAGTGCTGGCACAATATAGATATTGATAAACCCGGCTTGCCGGTTGCTGGCGTGTGTCGTAAACGTAGTGCCGATTAACCAATCAATGTATTTATTGCTGGTATTGTTAAAACTGGCGCTAGACCAGCCCGTGAGCCAATCTTGCGAGCTGGCCAACGAATGCAGGCTCGTAACAGTTAATGCTGTTGTTGCTGCACCATACCCTCGAAGAATGTTGCCAGCCATTAGGGAATGTTCCTCGCTTCTTGAATTTCATCGGACGAGACATTGCCCTCTAGTACCAGCAGTTTTGCTGTGGCTGGGCCAGTGGTTGAGTCTACTATTGCGTACAGCGCCTCAAAGCGGTTGGCTTTTCGCATCCCTGCGGATAGCGCAGTAATGCCGCCAGCGCCTCCTGCCGATACAGCAGCTCCGTTTGCACCTGCCGGGAGTCCCGTTACTGCGTCACGCAGGCCAGCGCGTACTGTTATGCGCGTCATATCCAGCGTTTCACGGCCTTGTAGTATTGTGCCTAGTATGGCTTGCTTAATCATAAGCTGCTGCGCTCGATTAAGCTGCAACATTGAGAGCGCAGGAGAATCCCCAATAGCGGGGACGTCTGTTGGAGTATACCGGGTCATGTCCAGTGCGTTGAGTATTGCCTCCACAGGTGCGGAAGTCTGCCACACGTCCACATTGGAAACGGTGTTGTAAGCATCCCTGATCTCAACAGAGGCCAGATTGGTCATTGGCAGCGCCGATAATATCGGATCGGCCAGAATGCTGTTTTTAAGTGTTAAAAGCTGCGCAGGTGTTAAGCTCATTATGTTTTCCCGGTATGATAATTAATTACTGCCGCAAGCGCTGACAAGTGCCGCCAATTCTGTGGGCGTTACCTGAAATTCAGAGGGCAGCTCAATCCGTTTATAACTGATCCTTGACTCAGACCAGGTAGCGTCAATATCAGCCGTCGCGCACAGGACAGCGTTGTCATCAGGATCGACGCCCAGCGTATTTTCGAGCGTCGTGCCCGCGCAACTGGAAATCATAATTGCTACAAAAACGAGCAATAACAGCGGAATGATAGTTAATTTGACTTGGGGTGTTGTCATGTCGCTAAAACCTGATTTTATGTACATGTTTTCGGGATGTGTCGATTACTTAAATGCGGCAGCAATAGACTGATACCAGCGAACCGCTTTATACATAGCGCCACGTTGCGACCATCGAACATCTAAATGGCGCATGGCCTCGCGGAAAATCTTGTCAGCAGTCTCTTGGGTGATGCCTTCGTTGTCTTTGTAGATGCACAGATAATCGTGAACTACAGCGGCTCGTCGATGCTTGCCGTTGACCTGGACAACTGAATGAAGGAACCAGGGAATTGAAGCGAAGTCTGTCTCAAAGCCTATTGGGACAATGATTTCGCGATTGATATAATCTGAGTAATAAACAAGCGGCTCGCACAGAATAAACATGCCCTCTGCGTCCATTACTTCGACGCGTAAAGGGGATCTGAATTCAGCCATTAGCCTTCTCTCATGATCTTTGCGAGAGTTTCGGCCCGCTTGCCAACTTGCTTATGCCACTGGCTGTCTAGCATCTGCTTTGCAGCTTCCGCGTAATCCTGGCGTTCCAGTGCGGCCCACATGAGCTTAAATCCGCCTAACCTTCGAGCACCCATGTTGAACATCATTTCAACCAGCACGTTCTGCCGGTTGTCGCTGTGTTTGCGCCAGTCTTTAAAATATCGTTCGAGATGGGCAATGGCAGAATTGATGTCGTCATCAAGAATCTGATTGATTGCGGCCTGGCTGATAGGATTGGTCATTAAATGCCCGACGCCGATCGTTTCGTTCCCCTCGCTGTCATCGTATGGCAGGTTGCGCCATCCCTCGTGAGTGATCAGAGATTGGCGCAGCGTTTCGAGGTTCACTTATCAACTTTCCAGAATTCGGCCATCATCCCAATTGCTAATGCCCCAAGCAAAAAGGCTGTAATCATGCCGGTCGCTGTCTTCAGCATCGTCTGGCGCACATCCCTCCACGCATCGAGCAAAGATCGAAGCTCGGCAACGTCTTTAGGAGCGTCGTCGTCTTGCAGTCCCAGGCTGTGCAAAGCTTTCTGCGCTCCTTTCTCTGCCGCCCGCTCCAGCATGGCTTCAAGTTCTACCGAGGTAAGTTCTGACATAGATCGCCACGCATATAAAAAACCCGCAATTAAGCGGGGTTGTTGAATTAACGGCCTGTTGCGGCAATTTCAGGTCGGCCAATCCTGACTGTAGTCGGGCTATACCCAGACTCTGCCTATTCCCACTTAGTGCGGGGAATTTCTATGATTCAGAAACGAAAAAACCCCGGCCTTTTGAGCCAGGGTTTCTGAATGTGGACGCGTTGAACGCAAAAACACTAATTTACGCGACCACGATACACTAACTGGTCCTGATGTGTCAAGCTGTTTGAGCAGATTCACACAGTTTATTTTCAATTTGCTCCAGCGCGTGGCGTCTGGCATTAAAAAACCGATCTCGGCCAGTCCGCATTGCCTCAATCGCTTTATTAACCGGCTGCCACTTGATATAGACCCGATCAAGTATCTCCAGCTCGTACCTATCAAGGCCAACAGTTGCCGCGTGTATCTCCATCCCCCTGGCGTCTGATATATCCACAAGCGCGTCCCACGCAGTTGATTCTGGCCTGCTGCCCCGGAATTTGATTTGCGATTTATGCCCCAGACTATGCCTTTCACCCTTCGCGCACCACTTGCCGTACTCCCATATTTCCGTCACTTCCTCAAGCCGCTGGTTATTGCTAAGGCGACCAATGTCTGCCTTGGTCATCCAGTCTATCAATTCTTCCGCTATGATCCGCGCAGTGGTCTGGCTCATAATTCCCCCAAGAGGTAAGGTTTGGACAGGCGCAAAAGTTTTAAGTCTTCCAGCTTGTTGTTGATTATCCGCAGCCTGCCGCCGTGCGTGGGCGCAATTAACGGCTTAAGCGTTCCATCTTTCCTCAGCCTCTCGCATGTTCGGCACTGTCCATCCGATACCCGCCTAAACCCCTCGTGACCCCTGACGCATTTCCCTCCCCTATACAGTTTATGACCAAGCAACCTCGCAAACTCTCGACTCATGCTTTCTCGCTCCGGTTCGGTTACGCATAGACGGATTTTTTCCACCTGCGCGAAAACAGAAAAATAAATAGGCTTTTGGCTTGTTTTATTTGTTCCGATGGCTTGCTTTGTTATCTCATCAAGCCCCCCATTGCATTCACCACCCGATGTAAGCGCTGAACCTCCAGCGCCAGTAATTCACACGCGCTGATCAGCTCCCTGTGTTGCTGCTTTTTGTATTCGCATTCCGCAATCATCATTTTATTTTGAGCGATTGCGCCCTCTGCCTGGCCAATCAATCGGTCTATGTCTGGCCTCATCAGGGCGCTCATGGCCTGTCGTCCTGCCCAGTGCCGCGAGCCTCGTAAGCAATGAGAAACATCAGGCAACAAGCGGCGTGATGCAAATGGCTTTTGCCGGTTTCCGCATCGTTGCCGGTTTTTGCCCACCACGCCCAAAGATGGCGCATCAGTGCGGCGAATACCCTGCCCCATCTCATGCCAGCTTCCCAATTGCGGTCATTATATTTTGCCGCGCCAAAGGTCAGAATGTCGGCCAAAGCTGTCTGAATCTCAGGAGCTATCAAATCCATGCGCGGCTTGGTTTCGTCTGCTTTATATCCGGCCTCGCGCTGAATATCCGAAAGACTGCTTTTGATTGTTGTCATACCTTCGCCCTCAGTTTGTGAGTTACCACTTTGCCGCCCGTGCCCGTGTCGTGCTTCTTCGCCTCCATCACCGCCTGCCTTGGCGTCTTGCCGTTGCTAAGTGCCACCAGCGCGTAGCTTGATCCAGAACCTATCGCCCCGCGTTGTGATGCGACTGGATGCCATGACAGCTCGCCGTTGCTTGCTGTAATGTCCCAAAGCTCTGAGCCATCCCAGGCAAGGGCTTGCATATCAATTGCTTTCCTGAGCCTCCTGCTGCGCGCTATGAAGGCTCTGCATACTGCGTCACGATCAGCCAACGAACCGGCTAAAAAGAATTCGACGTCTTTAAATGCCGTGCGCTTGTCTGCCTCATCCGTGATGATCTCGCCATCTGCCGTAATACGAGAATCACACGCAATTGATTTGCGGATCATGTCGAACGCAATAGTCGTCACACCCGCCTCCAGTTATAAAAATTCCAGCCAGCAATGCCGATATAAACCCCGCTGATAAAAATCAGATCGGGCATATTCATCTCATCGGCTCGTACCAGCCACAAACACTCTGCGGCGATACCGAACAGCCAGCCGCAAGACAATCTCTGGCCCAGGCATATCAGTCCGGTTATCTGTAGAGCGTTGGCGAGCCAGCCAATGGTCACAACATCCCCTCCAGTTCCGCCAATCGTGTTAATTCAAGTCGTTTGTTTTTGTATTCGATCTCAATTTTTTTATAGTCTTCAGCAGTGCGCTTAATCGTGCCGTTTGTGGATTCCAATCTGAGAACCTCATACTCGCCATACTTTGCAAGCAGCCCTTTACGGTAGCGGACTTGATCGCCCGATTTATGTTTATTGCAGTCCGTGTTGTGCTGGCCATTGACGTTAATCTCATCAAACCGTAGCAGACTATTATTACCAGCAGGAATGTAATGGCCAGCAGCATAATCAGTGCTGCAAATAGGCTTTCCGCAAGAAATACAAGGCAGTCCTTTATCACGCTCACGGATGTACGCATTAAATTCTCTAATCGCCGCTGGCTTCCTGGTCTTAACATCGTTTTCATAAAATGCCCTCTTCTGTTTTGCGCGCACTTTCTGGACTGCCGACTGCGCTTTAACTCTTGCCTTGTATACCTGTGCCAGCGCCCACATGACTTTGTGATCCACGCAGCAAAAATGCTCTGTCTTTGGCGCATCCTTTGGGATGTTGTAGTCGCGGCAATGGCGGCAGCGTCTAGGCATTACGCTGCCGCCTGTTTAGATTCTTTACTCGGCCACTCCGGGCAAGTGACACCGTGACTGCTCGCCATATGCCGCGTGATTACGTCCAGCACTTGCGAGTATTCAATGCGGTCTGCTTCGGTTGTGGATAGCTTGTTAATGACTGCTTCCTGTACTGGCTTCCAAATATTTTCCTTTACCGCGTTTTCAGTCCAAGGAATTTCGACTTCCGGCTTTAACGTCTTGCGCATATCAAGCCCGCTTGCGTTCAACAAGTCGGCAAGCATCCGGCACCAAAAATGAAGCGCATTATTTTGTGTCAATGTGCGCTGCTTACCTGGCCTATGTTTTGCCAGCAGGTATCTATGCTCGTACCAGTCTTTGCGGATATCACGGATGTATTCAGCAAGTGCAATCTCTGAGTCGATGCGTATATCGTCGCTCATGCCGCAACCTCCTGGCCGTATGTATCCCGCAAGTAACTCAGGCTGATAGGAAGCTCATCAAACGCGCCGTTATTAACATCGTTGAATATCCAGATTCCGCGCCACGATCTGTTGCCCTGCGGCCCTAGATAGTTTTCATCGTGCTGATAAAAGATGCCGACAAACAAGCCGGTGATACTCGAACCGTCCGCCCGGCGCGCAAAGTAAATATCCTTGTCCTGGACGTGGCCCATCACACAAGACATAAGCTTTTTATTCACCATAGCCCTTGCACTTGATACCGGCCTGCCCATTACTCCGCTGGTGAAATAATGGCAATAACAAATGCCGTCTATCACGATAGGCTCAAGAAATTTGATAACCTCTAACCCCATGCGGGTTAATTCCAGGTCTTGCAATCCCATCATGCCTTCAAGTTTTGAATCGCGGTTTATCGCCTTTAAAATGCGATCCTCGTGATTGCCAAGAGTGAACACTATGCGCGGATTCCATTGCCTTTCCTTGTTCCTGATCCGCCTCGCCTGATCCGCTCTGATAGGCTCCAAGAATGATTCCATCGCCGCAACGCCTGCATTGATATCGTGCTTGTACCTTCTGCCCTCGAATGACTTGGTGCCGACGTCATAACTGCTAAGGCTTGGCATATCCCACCAGTCGCCAATAATTACGATTACATCCGGCTCCATCTTTACTGCGTACTTCCCGGCCCATACCACATGGTCCATAGGATCGCCGGGCTTGCACTGCACGTCTGGTATCACAAGATGCCTTCGTTTACGTGCCTTCATTTTGTTTCCTATGCTTGAGTCGAAAAAAGTGGTCGATCACATGCTTTCGTGTTGTTTCCCTGGACTGCTCCGGCACCTCTAGCAGCGCGGCGTTGCGCTCCGCTTTTGTGCGTAGAGTTATAATCTTTGCCGCATAGTGGCGCGGGCGGATTTCACTCAACCACGCCTCTGCTGAATGCTAAAAGTCGCAGGCTTTATATCCTCGATGCTCGCCTCACGAATGGGGCTGGTCTGAACTTTCCCGCACCTGGCTTCATACTCGGCCACCTGCTCGGCAATCTCGGCAGAATGCGCGGCTTTGCCAGGATCAACGCTATCGGATATGGAAAAACGCTTTGCTGTTTGCATTACCGGACTTCTCCTTTTATTTTTATGCGTTCGCTTGTTTTGGCAGTGCGGGCACGATCCGTGATTTCTACAGCTTGAATCTATGGCCTTGCTGCCGGTGTACGCCTTGTGTTTTGTTCGGCTCATGGCTAAAACGGGATGTCGTCCAGGTTGCCCATATCGTTAATGACTGGCTTTTGTGGTGCCGCCTGCTTCTGTGGTGCCGCCTGCTGCTCTTTCGGCTTCACTGACAGGCTGTAGAAACTTCCTGAGCCATCGTTGCGCTGCTTTTGCCAGCCGTTTAACCAGAACTCTCTGCCATCGACGTTTATGCTTCCTGTGATGTCGGGGTGCGTGTCTTTTTCTTTCTTCAGGTTCTTGCCCAAAATTCCGCTGTTCGTGTTGTCGTAATTGCTCATGCTGCTAGTTCCTGTTTTGTGATTGGATGAAAATTTGTGGTTCGCACTCCCGCTTCCAGGTCGGCATCGTGCCAGCCCATAAGCCAGCAGCAGTACATCGGATCGTCTGACATCTTTGGACATGAGCCTTTCGGCTGTCCATTGATCCTGGCTTCCTTGCCATCCCCGTACACAAGCAATTGATGACGGGTTAAAGGCTCGCGCTTGGGTATGCTTTTAGCGTTTGGATTGCTCATGGTTGCTGCCTCAATTTCATAATCAAGCGTCGGTTATTCATGCCCTCATCCCAACTGGCCCGCACCTGAGCGCCGTCGGGCTGACGATGAAACGTGCGGCCCTTGAATTCATCAAGCAAACCGGCTCGCCTCAGATTGCTGCGCAGAACCTGGTGGTCTATGCCAAGCGCCTCTGCCGTTGCGGTAATCGGCTCGGGCTTGCGCAGCATGGCCAGAGCTTTGTCAATGAGGTGTTTCGGGAGGTCTATGCGGTTCATCAGAGCATCCCTTTCAGCGCGGCAAGGCGAACTTTGGCGACTTCGGGCGTGGTCGGATTCGGTACAGTTTCCGGCAATGCCTTCTGAACAGGTCTATCCAGTTTTTCGCCAGCCAGTACACGCGCACACATCGTTTCGTAATTCGTTGCGAACAACGGGAAGCATTCGCGCTCTGTCAGGGTATGCAGCTCAAACCTTCCTGTTTCTCTTGCAGTGTGGAATACCGCACCGCTTGACCAGCTGCCGCGCTCCCAGGGCAAGGGCATGTTGCAGGCTTCGATGTAAGCGGCCTTCGCATTCTTTAGGCCCAGGTCTTCAGCGGTAACGCGGCACAATTCGCGGAAAGCTGGAAACGTGAAGAAATCAGTAAAATCCTTTGCTCTTGCCATTCCAGTGTTCAATTGCATTTCTGACAGATCCGCCATATCACTTTCAAACGTTCGGTGTTCAATACTGCCTATCGGGGCCGATACCAACCTGCGACTCAAGAGCACCTGCCAAACCATTGCCAAGAGTTTCTTCTGCGTCGAGGGCTGCGATGTAGGAGTGGAATGCGTCCGCGTTACTTTCTGACTTGCTTGGTCGAGCACTTGATTTATTGCCTGCATGGTCATTGCTCCGTGCAGCCCATCCGGCTGCTGATGATTTCCAGTTCTTCATGGGATTGCGGCCTACCTTCCAGCCGTTGGATTCGTAATACGCCAGGAACTTACTTGCTTCGATTTGAGGATTACCAACCTTGCCTGCGAATTCAAAAAGAAGATCAGAGGCAGATGGCTTTGAAAATTTGGGGGCAGGTGCGTTAGCGCCTTGTTCTTGTGTTACTTCTTTCTTCTCTTCTCTTCTCTTCTCTTCTCTGGTCCGCTTTTCGTCCGCTTCCAGTGCGGACAAATCGGCTTCTGCTCTGGCCATCCTTTTGCGCTCTGCTTCCTGCGCTCTACGCTTGGCAGATTGGCCGTTATGCTCATCAAATCGCGGGGTTACGAGACGATCTGATTTAATCTCAAGCCACCCAATACGAGCCATTTCAACCGAAAACCCTGGCCATCCAAGATGGGCATCAAGAATTTCAGCGTTGTATCCTTCGAGCATTCCATCGGATGAGTGCATATCAAACAGACACCAGACCGCATGGAGTCCGCCTATCACGCGCAACTTGTCCGCCTTCAATGCGGACATAATGCGGACAACTTTCGGATGAGTTAGAAGGTCGGAGCGCATCTTGATCCAGTCGCCAGCCATTACTCGACCTCTCCATCCAAAGGCAAGGGCGCTTTGCGCAATTCATCCTTGCGGATATCAATCTTGCCGTACGCCGCCAGGACTTCAGAAACAGGGATTGCCGAGGCTTTGCCGAGTTTCTTTAACGCGGGGAAGTCCATGCCTGCGAAGTCTGTTGCGGCGCATTGCAGGAGCCTGTCGATTGCGTCCAGGGTGTTAGCGGTCACAGATCAATCCTCACTGTTTCGTGACACTCAGCCTCATGCCCGCACTCAATGCAGAACAGGTGGTTGCCGGTATGACAAGAGCAAGCTGGGCCTTCGTGCAGCCAGCAGCAGCCAACAATCGGGGCGGGCACATTGCAGGGAACATCGGGGTAATCGGAATCAGTGATGGTCATCAGAAGCCCCTCATATCAACGAGGACGCCAGCGATTGCAGAGATAAGGAGTGTTGCGGCAAGGAGTTCTAGGATTGTCATGTGCGGCCTCTTGTTATCGTTTTTTGGACTGCGTTTTCAATCGTGCGATTTCTTTTTCCCGTGTACGCGGCGTCACAAGCCCGCCGCGTTATTGATTTTTCTGGTTTGCGGTCCCATGTTGTAATGAACGGAAAATATCTGGCCGCAGCATTTCGGCAGTTACGCCAGTCAGCAGCTCGATTTTTTTGCATTGACTCGAGGGGACATGGCCAGTTTTGACCATACGATTAACATGCGCCCTAGATACGTTGAGCGCTTTAGCCAAAGCACTCTGGCCGCCACATTTGTTAACTGCTTTTTGAATAGGGGTTGTTTTCATGCGGATTACTGTAAGCAATCCATTTACACTTGTCAACAAGTGATTGCTTATATCAATTAGCCTATAATGCAAGCATTATGAAATTCACAAAAATTCCAGAGATAGACGGCCCACATGCGGTTTACGCAAGACAATTTCGTGCGGCCCTGGCGTGGAAAGAGTGGCTGGTGTACGACATTGAAACCGGCGAAAAAACTGGCAGCTATAGAAAAGCTGGTGCGAAGTTGGGCCTGTCGGCCCCCTACATAGAAAGTTTATACAGAGGCAGGCAGCACCCCAGTGGTGTCCGAGGCGTGGAGATTGCTACGCGCTTGGGCGTGTCTGCGAACTGGCTGACGAGCAATGAAGGCCCGATGATTGCTGATAATTTAATCAGTATTAGTGATCTTGATCTCGAAGATCAGGTTGATATTTTGACGAGATTGCGACTCGCGCATAAGAAAATCGCAGATAGAAAAGCGGCGAATTCCTGATTTAAAACTGCGTTATCCAGTTACCCCCCCCCCCCCGACCTAAAGCTCAAATCCTGGGCGATATCGAGCAAATCCATTGCTACTCTGCGAGCGCTCAAGCTCAGCGCCTCAGCGTTGCTGATGCTATATCTTTTGCCTCCAGCTCCATAAGTAATCGTCACAACATACGAAATTTCTGAAAGCTCATTCCCCGCAATATTATCCTGCTCAACCAATCTAGCGGCCGTCAACGGCATGGCAAATCCTTTTTGTTGTCGCAAATAAAATTATTTTGTAAGCGATTAGTTGTTGACTTCCGTAAACCAACTGCTTACATTATGCCCATCAAATGCGTACTGATATTAGGAGATTTTGATTATTTATGTCAATGACACCGAATCGAAATGATGTGCAGGACTACGAGGACTGGGCTTTCCCGGTCAAGCGGCCAGAGCCAGACCCGGACAGGGACAGGGATGACTTTGATTGGAGCGAACTTACCGCCGACCTGCAAAAGCAAAGGCGCCTAGAAATTGCTGTCAACGCAACACCCGAACAGTTCCGCAAACTCTGGAGCAAGCTATGAATCTTAAACAGGTGGTAATTGCAGCCCTGGGCATTGCAGCCCTGGTCGGATATTTCGTAGCAAGCGCTGATCAGTATCGGCGCGAGATCAGCGAGCCTAAATGCTGGGCGCAGATGATTGCAGATAGCGATGCAGCACACGCAGAAAACTTCCGAAGGGGAACCAGATGAATCAGATAGTAAACAGAAGCGGGTTTGCATTAGCGCCGTCAAGCATGAGTGAAGCCTTGCAAATGGCGGAAATGCTTTCAAAAAGCATCATGGTTCCAAAGGCATACCAAGGCAAGCCCCAGGATACGCTTGTCGCAATGATGATGGGCAATGAAGTTGGTTTGAATCCGATCCAATCACTGCAAAACATTGCGGTAATTAACGGCAAGCCTTCGATCTATGGTGATGCGCTTGCAGCACTGGTGCAGAACCATCCTGCCTTTGGCGGTATGGAAGAATCGTTTAATGAGTCCGGTAATGTTGCCACTTGCATTGTTTGGCGTAGAGGCGGGAGTAAACACACGCAGACATTCAGCGAAGCCGATGCCAGGAAGGCCAGTCTTTGGGACAAGGCTGGACCTTGGAAGCAATACCCGAAGCGAATGCTTGCCATGCGCGCCAGAGGCTTTGCGCTGCGCAGCCAGTTTGCAGATGCGCTTGCTGGCTTGATAACGCGAGAGGAAGCAGGGGATATGCCCTTGCAGGATTACGAGCCGCCTACAGCGATCAGCGGTCCTATTGATCCACTTGGTTTAACCGCAATCACCGGCGCGGAAACGATGGAAGCGCTGCAAGCTGCATTCGCTTTGGCTTGGCGCAGCAATACCGACAAGGATTCAAGAGCGCAATTAACAAGAGCGAAGGATGCTAGAAAAGCAGAATTGAATTCAGCAGTAATTGAGGGCGAAGCTCATGCAACAGCAGAGTGAATCATGGTTTAACGCGAGGCTCGGCAGAGTTACCGCCTCGCGCATATCTGATGTGATGGCAAAGACCAAAACAGGCCCAAGCGCCAGCCGTAAAAATTACATGATGCAGCTTTTATGCGAGCGCCTGACCGGACGCAAAGAGGAAGGCTTTACCAGCGCGGCAATGACTCGCGGAACCGAGCTTGAGCCGGACGCTAGAAGCGCATACGAAGTTGACCAGGACTTGCTGGTTCAAGAGTGCGGCTTTGTGCCTTGTCCGTCGATTGATATGGCTGGCGCGAGTCCTGACGGGCTTGTGGGCGATGACGGCCTGCTTGAGATCAAGTGTCCCAACACAGCGCAGCATGTTGAGTTTCTGCGCACCAGCAAGATTGATTCAGGTTACGAAATGCAAATGACTTTCCAGATGATTTGCACAGGGCGCGCATGGTGCGACTTCGTTTCCTTCGATGATCGTCTGTCCGAAGAATTGCAGTACAAGTGCATGCGTTTTCATTACAGCCACGCAGAAGCATCAAAAATCATGGCCGAGGTTCGCACGTTTTTGGATGAGCTTGCGCAACTCGAAACCGAACTTAAAACAATGCAGAGAGCGGCATGAAAATCATTATAGATAGATCAGCGTTAAGCATGACAGGCGCAGCGGCCACGAGATTTAAGAACGTGGTGAAGGCAGCGATTGCAGGCAGTCCCGCATACAACTTCAGCGCGTACCACGCAGCGCGGGCTTATGAGCTTTTTAAAGCCGACACGGATTACGACTGGAGTCTGGCCGCGAAACTAGCAGTAGCAATGACCGAAAAAAAAGTTGCAGAGGCAGAAGCAGAAATTGCTCAGGGCAGGCGCCCGTCTATAGGCTTCGATCAGTATTTATATGCTGGCGGTGAGCTGCAAAATATTGCAACGACACTCGACTGGTGTGCTGATTTTGTGTTGCCTGAGCTGCGGCAGCGGTGCCTGAGTTTTATGCGCCAAACCGTTTATAACCTCGAACATCCCCTGCTCAGTAACTGGGGTGGGCAGCCCGAAAATTACACAGATGGAGTGCATTACGAATATGCAGGATGGGGACGCTCTGATGCTTTAAATAACTATTTCTACGCGCATCTGCTCGCACTGGTAAATGAAAACCTCGTGAGTGGCGGCGACAGAACTTATATTAATTCACGTTTCGATCTGCTGCGCGCTCAGTGGGGATCATGGGATACAGGATCGCCCGAAGGCACTGGCTACGGCCTCGCGCTGGGCAGTCTTTTCACAATTATAAAACTCTGGAGCGATTCCACGGGCGAGCAGTTTCCGCTGATCGAGCGGCTGGCGAATAGGACGATTGAGTTCTGGATTCATTGCTCGATCCGTGATTACAACAGCGGCAAGTTTAACGAGATCGTGACCTTTATGGATCACTCGCGGCAGAGTCGCCATTTAATTTATGACGGCGACCGGAATTTGATGCTCGCGGCTGGCGCACTCAGCATGAGCGCATTGCATCAAGAAATGGCGGCATGGTGGCTTGGCGAGGTCGCCCACACTGCAATGGGCCAGGGTAATCAATGCCACACCGACATGATAACCCCCAGCGCAATCAAGACTGCGCCAACAGAAACCATGTATCACGCTACCAGCTCAGGGCATTTTTTATGGCGTGTTAGCTGGGCAAAAGATTCCACGTTGATTTCATACGCCTGCGGCCCAAACGACCAAGCGCACGACCAAGATGACCAAGGTGAATTTCAGGTATATCACAAAGGCCCACAAGCCGTGACCGCGAACATGTGGAGCGCGTGGGGAATCATGCGCGACCCTAAATACCATAATGTTTTGCGCTTTGATTCATTATTGCAACGTAAAGATGCGGCATCTCTTTGCAAGATGACCGTGATAAGTCCGAATAATGTGATGATGGGTCTGACCCCAACGTACACAGCGGCAAGCGGTATAAAGCACACGAGACAATTCGTACACGACAATGCGACGATTTTTGTCGATGATATATTTACCCTGGGCACGGCGAAAGAAGCGGTGTTTCAGATCAACACCCCGTATCTGCCGGTTGTCACGGGCAACACGATTAAAGCCGGGTTGATAACGTGGACTGTGCAGTATCCATTAAACGCGGTTATCTCAATTGTAGATTGGGCGACGGTTAGCGTACTTGATAACCCCGCGAACCCGATTACTGGATACAAAATTGAAATTAGAGGAGGCGTTGATCGCTACACAGTCAGCGGCGCTATTGATACGTTAGCTGCCCCGATACCACTCCCTGGCGTAATAACGCCAACACCCAAACCATCAGAGGTTGTTATGAGCCATACCAATACGACTGTTCCGCAATTCCCTGCGGGTTACTGGATACACACCTGCCCTGGCGCGTCCGAAGGTATGTCGTGGCACTGGCAGACCACGCAGCTATGGATACCTGCAAACACGATCACGATGGACACGATGGTTGCAACAGATGTAAATCGCACCGTTCGTAAAGTGCTAAATCTCGAACCAACTGCATTCGTCCACTGCATGAGTGGCCAGCCGATGAGCCTGACAGATAAAAACGACGCAGCGTATCTGGGATCGGTTTACGTCGCGCCACTGCCGACGGGCGCGATTGTTGTTGAGCCGCCAGTGATAGTCGAGCCGCCGGTTGTAGTGATGCCTCCGCCGGTGGTCGTCGAGCCGCCAGTGGTTGTTGCGCCCCCACCAGTGATTGTCGTGCCACCGACGCGAATTCCGCAGATAGATGTGACAGCGGTCGGGTCTGCGTATTGGGTCGTCAAGGTCGATGGTGTGCAGGCGTCGCGTCACTCTCAGCAAGCAGAAGCACAGCAGAACGCTGTTAATGCCGAGCTACAGAACCCTGGCAGCGCGGTGACATTTGAGCATAACGCGATTTATAAAGTGCAGAGCAGGTAAAGGAGAGGTAATGTCTGACTTGCTGACAATGGCGGAAGCTGCAAAAAGGCTGGCAATCAGCCCCAAGCACTTGCGGCAGGAATTTGTCAACAAGGGAATTTTAGCAGTGGTGCGGCTCGGAAGTAGTGCAAAGGGGGATAGAATCATCCCTTACGACATTGATCGGCTGATTGCCGATAGAGTGGAGAGCCGATGCTATATAAAAGAGGTGATATCTGGTGGGTTAAATATAAAGCCAAAGGTCAGCAGATTAGACACTCTGCTGGGACGGCCTCGAAACGTGAAGCTCAGGTTGTCGAGCGTGAGCTAAGAGGCCAAACCGCCAGGGCAATACACGCAGGCAGAACGGGCAAGCCTGTGGTTAGAATTTACTCCGAAGCTATGGAGAAGTGGATTGAATCAGGCGCACCCAAAAGCATGTTAAGCCACGCCAGGATCACTAACGACTACATGAGCGATATTCCGCTACATCTTGCCGTACCTGCCGCGCATCTTATGAAATCAAACATGCTACAAACTGGATTATCAGTGCAGACAATCAACCGTAGATTGTCAGTCGTTAGGCGCATATTAAACATGGCTTATAAGGAATGGGAGTGGCTTTCTGAGCCTCTCGGTACAAAAATAAAGTTGTTCAGTGAGAAGGGAATGGAAAGGGAATTTTATTTGTCCCGGGAAGAAGTGGATCAACTGATCGGAGAAGTGAAAAACGATGAGGCGCGCAAGGTGATCGTCTTGGCCGCTTACACTGGATTACGACGGGGCGAACTACTGAGCCTGAAGCCCTCGAACTGGCAACAGCCATACATAGTCTTAAGCAATAAGACGAAGGGAAAGAAGGCTCGGACCATTCCTGTAATAGAAGGGTTTTGGCCTTATGTCAGCCTGCCGTTCAAGATCACAGAGCAGCAATTGCGAGAACAGTTTGAATCGGCCCGAAACTCTATCGGCAGACCAGATATACGCTTCCATGACTTGCGGCATACATACGCATCCTGGTTAGCCAAGAATCCGAAGATACCGCTTACGATGATAAGAGACTTATTGGGCCATAGCGGGCTTGCAGTAACCAGCAAGTATTCGCATTTGCGCGGCGATACGATGGATATAATTACGGAGACTTTAGGGCAGACTAAGCACTAAAGGGTCACATGGAAGGGTCACAAATTGCGGTAAGTTATTGATTTTGTTAAGATGCGCACAGGATTTTAAGTCCCTTGTGTCTACCTGTTTCACCACCCGGGCTGGGGTTTTATGCGGGATATAAGGGCTTATTGTCCATCATTCAAACCCGAAAGGGTCACAAAAAGGGTCACAATGAGCGAACTGCTAAACCGTATCGACTTGCGCTTTGATTTCATCCAGCAAATGTTAGCCAATCATACTATCACTGATGCGGGATGCTGGGAATATGACGGATACCGCGACCCGATGGGATACGGGCGGTTCAAGATATACGTGAGCAACTTTGCGCCAAAGAAAAGGAACTACTACGCTCAGCGGGTATCCTATGCTTTCCACAATGGCGTTGATCCTGGCGCGTTGCTGGTTTGCCATAAATGCGACAATCCGCCGTGCATTAATCCAGATCATTTATTTTTGGGAGATACAAAAGCAAACATGCAGGATATGGTAAGCAAAGGGCGCGCAGCAGATCAGCATGGCGAGAATGGCACGCACATAAAACTAATGGACTCAGACGTTCTCCAGATCATTAATCAGATCAGGGCCGGAATGACGAACATGGAAATAGCAAGCGCCCTGCCTGTCACGCATTCGCAGGTAAGCTGTATAAGGCTTGGCAAGTCTCGCAGGCGCTTTACGGAGAGTCTTGACTATAACCCTGAAACATACCGCAGGCGGCCTATATGAATCAAATACATACAGGGTTGAATTACGGAGATTAAGCGCACGACAAATATTAAAGAAATGCGGAGTACAAGACCAAGCTGATTGCAGTCATACACATGATCAAATGGTAATAGGGATAAGTCACACGCCATAAGCCTGGCAGGAATTCTATGAATCTAATAACCGTGTTCCGCACTTGCATTCCCCCGTGTCCGAAATGTCAAAAGCGCCGCTATCAGATGCGCATGGTCTGTCTGTTTATATTCAGCCCCTGGCAGTGGCGCTGGGCCTATCTATTCTGCACAACGACAAAGAACTGCTCTGCCGCATCGGTGTGGCATGCGGTCGAATGGTCTTACAAGTGCAAGTCGAAGCTTCCTCGCGTCCCGGCTCGTAAATCCGTGATCGAGTATCTAGAGATATTTAATGATCTGCGCGATCCAGCAACTCGGCGGGCGCTAAAACGGGCGCTCGACAGCTTGGGCAAACGCTGAATTTAGATCGTTCGCCACACGCCCGCAGTAAAACAACGATATCGCCTGACGCCAGCGGCAGCGAGTGCGTTGGCGTCCCGCGCATTGGCGGCGGCGGCATCTATTGCGTCGCCAGTGATCGGCCATATCCACGCAGCGTTTGCGCCAGCGTTTAAAACTTCCGAATAAGCTCCTACAACAGCAGCTTGAGCGAGCTTGACGCTATCTCCAACGGTTGCAACCGTGGTCAGTCTTGCGCATTGAGTGGTTAATGCCGTTGCGCCGACTTGAGTCTGCGTAGCGCTCGCAGTGATGGTGTCGGCTGAGGACATAGCTAAAAAGCCATAGGCAGGCTTCCAGTTCGTGCCATCAAACCTATACGGCCTTTTTTCATCATCAACCCATACTTCAGCCCCCGACAGCATGGTGAAAAATTGCCACGCGCCCGCGCTTGTCAGCCAAAACGCAATCTGAGCATCAGCCGACACCCAAGCTCCAGTTGCCGACGCCGGAACGAGATATATATCGCCGTTGACTGGCGAGGCCGGAGGTGCGGTGAGGTCTTTATCCAGGACGCGGCATAGAACAAAGGCGTCCAGCATGGATATCGCCTCATTATAAGTTACCTCCTTGCGAGCCTGGCCCTCATATAAAAAAGGCAGTGCCAAGTGTACAGTCGGCATAAATTAAACCTCGGCTAATAGTTGCGTGACGGATTCAAGCATTACCGCAGATCGCGCCCGCTGCACTTCAGTTTGTCGAATCAAGTCTTCCAAAATTTTGTTATGGTCCGCAGCATCCTGGTTGCCGTTTGCTCTGCTCTTTTTCAGCGCCAGCAAATATATTTTAAGATTTAGGTCGTACTCAGAAACTTCCTGCGTTCGCCGCTCAACCTCGGCAGTTAAAACTTCTTTATGATTGCTCATGTTGTCCTCCTAGAAAAAATCTACATCGTTACCAGTGCCGGCAGGCAGCGTGGCTGGATTGCTAAATTTGACGCCTATGCCAGTTGCCACATCAAATGGATACGCTGACACATAGGGCGACGTGGTGTGCGCGACCGCAATGGCGCCGCCTGTTTTCGAGAACTTCACGCCATCGCCGCGACCAGTCGGCAGGGTGGCCGGGTTGCTGTACTTGACGCCGATGCCGGTCACGTCATCCCACGGATAAACGGCGAAAAACGGCGTACCGATCGAAGCAAATGCCACGGCATCATTATTTGGCGAGAACGCGGCGTCAGTTGCTTGGGTGCCGGGGAACGTTGCGGGGTTGCTGAATTTAACACCAAAGCCGCCAGCGTCGGTCCACGGATAAATTGCGATATTCGGCGCGCTATCATTACCGACAGCCAGAGTAAGCCCGCTTGGTGAAAAATCACAGCCAAAAGCCCGCGCTGTCGGGACAGTAGCCGGAGCGCTATATTTAACGCCGAACCCGGTCGTGTCATTCCAGCGTGAAGCAACAATGCGCTCAGTTCCCTCAGTGCATAAGACAACCGCCCCACCAGTCGGCGAGAAGGCGGTGTCATACCCAGTCGTCGTGCCTAATGTTACTGCGGGATTGCTGAATTTAACGCCAAAGCCTGTCGAACTACTGAATGGATAAGCGTGAATATAAGGAGTGCTTGACGAAGCAAGGGCCACAGCATCTCCCGACGCTGCAATAGCAACAGCCCTCCCTGCGGTGGGAACCGTCGAAGGATTGCTGTATTTAGAGCCGAACCCTGAAACCCCATTAAACTGATAGCCTTCGAGGAATGGTGTAGTGCCGCTGACATGTAATATTGCCGCCCCATGTGGCGCAATTGCAACACCAGAACCGCCGCTTGCTGAAAGCACAGACGGGTCTGCAAACTTGACGCCGAAACCAATGGCGTCATTCCACGGATAAACACTAATAAACGGGGTTGTCGCATGAGAAATTGCTATAAACGGGTAATAGCCTGGCTCTGTAACGCTGACGGTTGCGTATAACAGCCGGCCTCGCCCCATAAGCAGCGAAACTTGCGCGACAGCAATATCAACGGTATAAATTTGAGTTAAAAAATCGACCAGTTGCTGAGCCCTGGTATAAATAAAAGTTTCGGTAAGGCTCGTCAGTGTGCGCACCGTCACGCCAGCGGCAAGGATATCCAACTCCAGACTCAGCGCAGCTTCTGACATGGGCGCATCTATATAATCAGGCCACGGCGCGCCCTCGCGATCACGGCGCACCACGGTAATGTGCAAATCCTCCTCGTCTACCAGCTCAACGCTCGCGTGGACAGGCGACAGCGGCAAAAGGTTCTCGCCTTCATAGGCTAGAGTGGAATTAAACTGCGCACCAAAATCGGCGCCACGACTTACGCCCCTAGTGGTTACTGTTGTCCCAATTTCCGCTTCCAGCAATTGAATGAACGCATTGTCATCGTCTGTCAACAGCACAAAATAATCACCGACCTCGTGCAGCCCTGTTGCCCACTCTGTGCCGCGCATACCGCGTATCAGTGTGTCATAAACAAGGGAATCGCCAACTGTCGTGACGTTTTGAAACGCTATTATTTCCCATCGCGTATTTGCGCCGTATGCCACCAGAGTTGTCTCATCCAGAAACTGCGTCTCAGTGACACTCGCTGGCGCGGTGCCAGCATACATTTTTACGGTAAGCTCGGAGCCGCGATCAATAAGCACACCGTCATGTTCGAGAAGGGCATTTGCGCACACGCCGAACGTACAAGCTCCGGTATAGCCCGCAATCGGCGTCCAGGTGACATCATTGTCTTTCGTTCGGTAAAGGTCTCCGCCCCTCCAATTAGTAAACACACTGGCCATGACTGCTGTGAAGCCGGGCATTGTTTCGGCGTCAATTACTGGCAGGTCCATCAGCACAGTGAATGCCGCGCCAGCAACAGGGATTGTACTCACTGGCGCTGTTCTGGTTGATCCCTTTGCCGTTGATGTGTAAATCGGCACAGAATTCTCTTTTCCATCGCCCCGAATGCTGCCGTCGGGCATCGTGTTAAGGTTGGTCAGCCTGACCTGATAGGAAGCATCAGGGAATTCCACGGTGATAACGTCGGCAGGCTCAAGGTGTCGATAGGTCGGTGGCAGCACAAAGCCTGTGAATGTTTTGCGTTCGATCAGAAAAATTGAATGCAGAATATCGGCGCGCTCAGCCCCTTCATCGGGAGAAAATACGATAGGAATTTCAATCACTAAATCATTATTTGAATCAATCGGCCTCTGAGATATCTGCTCATTAGTCTCATATTCTAGGTCGCGGTCCAGGTAGCGGAAAATGATCTTGCGCGGTAACTGCGTCGACATTTCTCTGTCTTGGACCCATTGAACCCCAGGCCCAAGGTCCAAGTAAGAAATAGTGGCAACTGATGACTGGCCACGCGGAACAACTTTAATCTGATAGCCCGACATAATCACATCGAAGGGCCAGCACCCGCGCAACTGTTCGAGTACGTTTCTGACGCTGCCGCGCTTGGCTACACGGTGTCCGCGCACTATCTGGCTGACCATTGAAACATCAATATCAGCCTCTTCAACGCCAGCCAGCATTGCGTATTTTTTGAAAATGTACTGTAACGTCGTGGAGCCAGGATCAGTGATTGATCCGAGATTGAAGAACTGTACCCCCGTTTCCGGCAGGCTGCCGCCATAGGTGGACACCGCCAACAAGGTGTCTTTAATCCACATATTTAAGAATTCAGGCTTGTCTGCGCCCGTTATAAAATCCGCAGACGCATCGCCAAGCAATTCTTCCGCCGCATCAATAGTGGTCTTACGGTAGACGTTGGGGGCGCGGTAATAAACAAAACCGCCCTGATCCATCGCGGTGTTGTCGATGAAATCCTGACCAGTAAAACCAAATGCCGCGAGGATAGCTGCGCTGTCATGGTCGGTATAAGTGGTGTAGTCGCCCATCGCAAGCGATCCGATTCGTAGCGTCGGTGTCGTTCCAATGCGTGTAATGACGCACAACTCATCGTTAACGACGCCGATGCGAACAATGTGGACCGGATTTGATACGTCCGAAAATTCGTGCGTCGCCGAAAACCCCACGCCATCAACATTAATTTTATATAGATGGCCAGCGTTGCCGTCAGAATAGCCCCAGTAAAAATTGCCCTGGTAAAAACAGTAATTAGAAATCGGGTTAATAGGGACCGTCGTTGCTGGTATTTTAAATTCTTTCACAAAGCTCGGCGTTACCAGAGTTACTGAAAACTCCGTCGCATACGGTGATGTGCTGGAAAACATGTCTGACGTTATATCGGGCCAGTCCAGTATCAGGTCAGAAAACTTTGCGCCGAAGCGAAGAAAACCATAACCGGCGCCCGCGCCATCCTTCCACTGTATGCCGCCAGGTATCTTCCATTGATTCGCAGCGTCAAATACAAAAGCGGAGTCGATGAACCCTGGGCACCCGTAGTGATTCGCGACTGACAGCACGTCAGTTATGACTTGCCACATCGAGTCCGCCGCAGTGACAGCCCCGGCGGGGTCGCCGTCGCAGCCATAAATCGCTGACGGATAAAAATATAAGCCAGGCAGATCAAGAATCGGATGGTGATATTCGCCGCCATCAGCGTCGCCGGTAGGCTTAGAAAATACCGTTACGAAAACAGCAGCATTAATGTCGGACTTGCCTTTTGCAGTGTGCCTAAATGTTTTGCACTCATAAAATGAGTCAAGGGCATACCTGCTGGGCGTGATATCAGTAATTTTTTCCTTTAGATAACCGCCTGCCCCAGGAATTGAAATGTAATGATATTTATCAAAATCTTGTGCAGAATTTATGCCGTTGGCTTGATCGTTAACCGTCAGATCATAGCCGACCTGCGTCGCCAGCTTCCAAACGTGCAAGCCCTCCTGGTCCAGAAAATTGGCATCATATAAATGGACAAGCTCCGCATGCTTGGGCGCCGCCATTTGTGATATAAATTCCAAGCCCGACGACACTGCTCCGCCGGAGGATATTTCAGCTTTTACCGCAGCACGGGCGGCGGAATCATTCCAGGGCGAAAGGTCAAGCCCCTTAATAACCAGATAACACAGCCCTGGCCATGCGGACGCATTCGCGGCGCCTAAATCCGCCAGTATATTCGGGTCTACCGCTTGATCGTCAGTGCCTTTATAAAAAGTTATGAATTCCGCGAAGTCGCCACTGGCAAGCATGGTCCCGACATCATCATTCGATCTATTCAACACCAGCTTGTCGCCAACCCACAGGCGCAATAATGTCGCGTCGTCGCCTTCGTCCATGAGCGCAAAAGCAATGGCGCAATTGAGATAATAGGTATAAGTCGTCGTTTTTATTTTTGATACAGTGAATCCAAGGAGCTTCTTTTTCTGCGTGGTCGAGGTGATAACTTCCTGTAACTGATTCTCTTGCGCCCAAATTAGATTTCCATAAAGACCCATCGTGCCGTCGATGCGCGGAATGTCCGCGACATTGGACGATGTTTGAACTGACAAATCATCAAGACGCGGCCCTACTAGGTCCGGGCCACTTGGCGGCACAAGTATCCCACCGATAGTGGAGCCATAGACAAAGCCCTTAACTGCCCCAGCGGGACCGCCGAGAAAAAATCCGAGCGTTGCGCCGATTATCCCGCCGATTAAAGAACCGCCGGATTGACTGCCGTCTTGCGCCGCCATCTACAAACCCCCGACTAAGCGCATAAATCTTTCGCCTGGGGGCTGAAATGCACGACGGCGAGCGATATTATTATATTTAGTAAAACAATCCGCCTGCCGACCCCGACAACCTGGCTGCATTATATAAGTGTCCCCAATCTGCGGGAGGAAAGGGAAAGGCTCTGATGTTTCAATTAATCCGCCCGCCAATGTAAAGTCTTTAACGCGCTGAGAAGGGCATTCAAAATTGTCGCCACTGGTAAACCAGATTTCCCCATACCCAAAAAAATCATCTGCTTCCGACCGCGCTGAGTCAGAGAAATTATAATTATTGGTCACGCCCGTAATGGTCCCCGTCACTTGCAGCGCGACTTTATCCACTTTGCACCCACCGAATTCTTGTCCGCCGAAGCGTAGCGAGCAGGTCGCCGAATAGCTTTCACCAACTGTCGCGCTCAATAGGTCCAGTAAATTCATAATGGCAACCGTGTACCGATTATCTTCAATGGTGATTTTCCCAAAAACGCCCTTAAATATCGGCTCTTCATCTTCCACGGGGTTCGCCCAATCTGTAGCAAAAACATAAACGCTGGCCTTGTCGAAAATCCCTGCTTGTATGGTGGCAATGGTGACATTCTCGGAGAGGCCGATGATGGACGACAAATCGACAGACCCCGGCGACAGCGTTGATCCTGCCTCCACGCCAGAAAACTGATAACCGGAGTCAGATTTATAGGTGTTGCCGCTGATCAATAGATCATGCGGATATTCCGCCAATCTAATGACGAGCCCGTTCGTGCAGACAATACGCATGCAGTGCAGCACGCGGCTCCAAGTTGCCACAGTAGTTTTCATGCGGGGATGTTGCGAACCTCGATCAAATTAATCTGATTGGAAAGAATGTCATAATCAGTCCAGTCCACCCCATCAAGATCAGTTTCAAACTGCACCGGAATGTCGAAATAACAGCCCGCATATAAGGTGTCGCCGACGCCTAATGCAGTGACCAGGGTAATAATGCCAGTCGAATAACTGACGGTGTAATGCGTGGTTAATGTCAGCTCTGTCCACGTCGCGCCGTTCAATTTTGCGACCACGACAGTTCCCGCGACAGGTATTTGAATTTTTCGGCGCGGCGCTGTTGTGCTGGCAGTGTCATACCATCGGGTTATCTGATACGTTTTTGCTACCGCGCTTATTTCAGCGCAAAGCTGGTCGTGTGATGTAGGAGTCCCATTGAAATCATTGGTCGAATAATCGCCGTGATGCTTGTGCCTGAAAACGTGCATCCTGCCAGCGGCTCGATGATACATAGCCACCGTCGCGTCTAATTGATCTGCGGTTCTTCTGCCGTCAAACCGCAGCGTAAAGCGGCTTTGAACATAGGGATGCAGAAGTGATGAATAGCGATTAATCAGCGTAGAAGTAACGTCTACCGCATAAGCCTCGCTGTACGTTGATCCGAGGTTTGAATTTTCAGCAAGTCGAGCATCAATAAAACTCATATCATCCTTTGCGCGCCAGCAATGGCTCGATTAAATTCGCGGGCGGCAGATGCTCCGGCCCTTCTGCCGTCAGCGTCAGATTTCGGATTTACCACATTGATGTTCACGCTAACTTTCTGATTAGTCGTCGCGCCCATCATTGCAGCGGTGTCTTTACGGCTCGTAATGCTTACCGGCCCTCGTATCAGCTCCGGGCCTTTTTCGCCCGCGATGCCGACCTGCCCAGCGCCCAAACTTCCGCCGCTGTCGAACAAGCCCATAAATTTTCCAGCCTCGGCAAGTCCGCCCATTAATCCACCAGCGCCAGAGCTTTTGCTTAAAAATGATCCGGCTCGATTAAATAGATCGGCAGCTACTGCCTCGGCAGCCATGCGTTTCAATGTAGCGCCAAAATTAGATTCTGTGCCGGAAAGAAAACTTGCAAATGCGTCTTGCATGTTTCTTGCGGCCTGCTGAGAAAACTCAGACCATGCGTCAAGACCTTTTTTTGCCGCCTCTTGCTGGTCATAGATTGCGACCGCCAATTCTAAAGCCGCCTCGCGCTGCTCGTTGGTTGCCGCAACATCAAGCTGCCTCATCGCAGTAAAAATAGCCTGCTCTTTCTCTGACATGCGCATCATAGACAGCTCTTCTGCCATCTGGTTGATAGCTCCTTGGTTCGCTCCTTTTGCCGCCATATACTCGGCAACCGCATCAGTTGCCATTTTTTGAAATTCAGCCTGCTCCTCTAGCGCCGCATTGTTGTCAAAAAGTGCAGCCGTAGATGCGATGATTTGCGCGACCTGCTCTGCATTTGCATTGGCTCCTGCGCGCTGCAATGCGTTAAATATTGCCTGCTCCCTCGATGTCATTGTAAGTTGCGCCTGCTCTGATGCGAGGCTATTGATCAATTCTTGCGCGGCGTCAGTAACGGGCTTTAAGGATTGCTCAAGGTCGTAATGACTCGCGGCCAGTTCGCGTATTGTGGCGATTGATTCAGGTCCGGCGCCCGCCGCCAATCCCTTCAGTTCAGCCTCAAATATAGCTTGCGCTCGGCTGGACATGCCGAGCATTTTGATTTGGTTTTCCATTGACAGGATTAGTTCGGCCACCTTCTCCGCAACCTCGCCAGCAGCGTCGCCAAGTCCGCTTGTTTCGGTCTTTACTGTTCTGGTGCCATCCTTGACACCCGCAAGTTGTCGCTCCAGTAATCCGAGGATATCGGTTTCGGCCTGCAACTGGACGTTCAGCGCACGAATATTGCCAGCGCCAATGCCGGTTTCAGCGGCAAGGTTTTCGGCAATCAAGAGCATACTCTTGGTTTTAGTTATGCTTTTTTCCATCGCCGCAACTTGATCGGTTAATGCCGACTCATCCATTGTGGAGAAGTTGTCAATAATGTCGGTAATAGAGGCGACAACCGCATCAGCTTGCTCTGCTGCTCGCTTGGCCGCATTAACAAAGATGTATGCGCCTGCCGCCGCGACGAGGAAGCCAGCGCCAACAGTCCCGCCCACTATGGCCAGGGCGCCACTCAATATGCGCGTACTCGCTGAAGCGGCTGCGGTCGCTGCACCCATGCGCCCGAGCGCGGCAGTGTGTGCCGTAGCCGTGGCAGTAGCCGCAGCCTCTGCCGCCGCAAGCTCTGCAACAGCCGTGGCGCTCAAATAGAAGCCTGGTGTGCTGGCGGCCACAATGCGCGCCTGATTAGCGTAGGCGGCAGCATGCGCACTTGCAGCAGCAGCAGCTTCCAGTTCGATTACTGCTAAGGCTTGTTCTGTCGTTGCCAATGCTACGGCTGCGGCAACTTTCGTGTAACTTGCCTGCACTGCTGCAATCATGGACGCCGTGTAACGAGTCGCCATAACAACAGCCACCAATTCCAATCCAGTTGCCAGCGTGTCTATGTTTTTGGCAAGACCGCTGATGGCGCCGGTAATTACCGAAACTGATCCTGAAGCAGTAGTTGATTCGCCAACAAACAACATAACCTCGTTTTTCAGCTCTTGCCATGCGCCAGAAATGGTTTCCATCTCGGCAGCTTGTACACGCAAAGACGCGAGCAATGCGGGATCAGTGAAAGCCTTCTGCAATACGTCAGCGGTGATCTTGCCTTCTGATGCCAGCTTTTTCAGTGCGCCGAATGGAACACCCATGCTTGCGGCCAGTGAGCGCATGAGATTGGGCGCCGCTTCGGTGAGAGAGCGGAATTCGTCACCAGCCAATCGACCAGAACCAAAAGCCTGCGACAATTGCAGCATCGCGGCGCTGGATTCTTGAGCAGATGCGCCCATTGCTTTAAGTGATAGCGCGACAGTCTCGGCAACATCAACAATGTCTTTCTGCGACGCCCCGGTTTCTTTCAGGGAAAGGGATAGCCGCTGATACAGCGCCGTTATCGTTGAAATATCTGCCTGCGCCGTTGAAGCTATACGCCTGACTTCTTCCTGCGCATTATTGAATTCAGTCTGGCTATCCGTTGAATTCTTAAGCTGGGCATTCATTTTTGTATAAGCATCAGTCATTAAAACAGCTTCACGCGCAAGCAGGCCCGCGCCAAGTCCGCCGAGCGCATTCTTCGCCAGTTGCACAGATTTCTCCACGTTGCCCATTGCCTTTCCGACAATGGAATTCGCTTTATTCATATCTGTCTGCAAACGAGCTATGTTTGCAAAAAGCTGAATTTCGAGAGCGCCTGCGAGCATTGGCAAATCCTAAAGTGAGGCTAGTTTTCGGTTATTGTTGCGTACTGCTATTGCGTTCATTCTTCGCACTAAAATTGCAGCGCCATCCCAGGGAGGCGGGCAATCTGCCTTGGTTGATTCTTGTTGCTGGTTAATGTACCTAATCGAAAGATCGTGAATCGTTTGCGCTTCCCACCCAGACAAGTGAACGCCCACGCATGTTTGCCAAGAGGCAATTTCTTGAAAAGTGGCGACAGCGCCTGGACTGATAGAAAATAAGTAATTAATCAGATGCGGCAAAAGGCATGGCGGCATCTCGATTTCGAGCTTAGCCGATTCGTATTGTTTGCGCCTGGTTACTAATGGAGCGTCTTTAATTTCTGGCGCAGTGTTGAGCCACGCCACTTGCATTACATAAAGGCTAAGCTCTTCGCTTAGCCCTTCGTAAAATTTGCGAGGTCGCCCGAAGCGGCAAGGATTTGTTCTCTAGCGAGAGAATTTAAGGAGACAAGCCGAACGGCATTGTCAAAGGTGCATTCCTGCTTAAATCCGCGCCATGATGCTACTCGGATTGCTACCAGTTCATTACTTGCAGAGATATCTTCTTCTATCGTGCGGACTTTGCTTTTCTTGCCAAGTCTTTCATTTGCCGCTTCTTGTATTCGCAAATTATTTGAGTATTTATAGACAAAAGACTTTACGAGTGGCGCATCATCGCCATAAACAGAGATAAAACCGCCCGTGCCTTTGCCGAACTTGTCCAGCAATTCAAACTCGAATGGTGTTTCGCACTTTTCGCCAAGATCAAACGATTCAATATCTAACATGTTGTATATTCCTTTTCGCGGGATTTAAAAAAGAACCGGACTAACTTGCTTCTTGTCCCGCGAAGGAAAGAAACAAGCCAGCCGGTAAAACGTGGCACAGAAAGCAGATTAAACAGCAGCAACAATAACCGGAGCTTTGCAAACGCCAAGGGTTGCAGTTCTTTTCATGGCGTTGCCTTCGGATGCTTGCGACAGCTTCCAGCCAGCCACCAGAACGTCCAGATAATGAATTTCGCCATCGGGATAGGTGATTTTTACAGAGTAATGATTGGCGGAGGCTGCGGCAGCTTTGATAATGACTTGACCGGCATCAGCAGGAACGTCACCCACAACCATATCGCCAGTGCCGTATCGAGTGACGCCTTTGTAGTACTCTACCGAACCATTGATTGGTACAAATTCGTTAATGGCCTGTTCAGATCCGAATTCAGGGAAGGATTCGACCTTGCCGATGGCTGTGTAAGTGATGGTGGTTGCAGCATAGCCGGCGGCATCATAAGTCGCTGGCAAGCCTGCGGAAATTGCATAAGTTGCGTCTGAATGACTAGCTATAGCGGTGTGGGCGGTCATAAAGTTTTTCCTTTCGAGTGTTAAAGCCCGCTGGGGAATCCAGAGGGCGGGCTTCGCTTACGCGAAACTTGCAGACATAAAAAAGCCCCAGTGAAGGGGCTTGGTTCGTCGATTCTGTTTATTCGGTGTAGCGCACCATGAAGTCTCTGGAGCAGGAATATATCCCCGCTTCATGGTCGTAAAATTCTGGGCCTTCTGACTGCGGCGCGATGGAATCCACAACAACAGTATTGATAGTCCCGCGCTGGCTTGGACACGCCGCGAGAACTAGCTTCATCAATGACTTTAGCCCTGGATAGGTGGTATGGAACGCCGTTACCTGCACACGTTCCATGTGCATACGATTGGCTTCATTAAGCCGAATCAGGTTTACAGGATTGCTGCTGATCTGAGATACAGAAATTGCAGGAATAGCGGTATTAAGGGGCAGTACGCCAGCCTTGATTCTTGTCGCCGGAGCCACAGCAGTCACTGCCGCCGCATTAATGAGCAGTGTGGTGATTACCTGGGTGCCACTCATTTAATTTCGCCACGCCTTTTTGGTCTGGTGCCGGGTTGCTGGATTTTGGAATCGCGCCTTTCGACCTCAACGCCCTTCGCAGTTAGTTCGGCGATGAGCTGCGGCAAGCCCTGAATCAATCCACGGAATCCGGTGTGCCCGTGGATTTCTTCGTACCTTTCAGGATCGCAGCCGAGCAAGATAATTTTGGCCGCGCCCATTCTTTCCACTATGCGAATTGCTGCCAGCAGGTTATTTCTGATTTCGATTACATGCCCTGGCGCAATGGTGACGGTTTCGTACAGCATGCCGGGATAACGAGCGTCATAGTCACACTCAACACCGCAGACCTTAATGCCTGTGAAATTATCCTTGTCATCCCAAAACGGATGGTGCGGATCGAGCGCCACAAACATGTCGGCCCAAGGCGCGAAGTTAACAGCGCGATTCACGGCAACGGTTTTATAGCCTCTTGCGGATTCGGCCAATTCCTTTGTCATATCGGGACCAGCGCCAAGGATAGCGACTGTCTCGCCTTCCCATTCGCGGGTTATTGTCCAAGGTGTTGTCATTCTTCGTCGCCCAATTCAATATGCGCAGTATTAATGCCGTGCTTGCTGGATAGCCGAGATTTAATGTAATTCCCAACCGCAACCAATGCCTGTCGCGAAGTTTGGTCTAAAGCGGGACGCATAAAAGGATAGGGTTTTGCGCCGGGGTGAAATACTGTAGGCCCTACAAACTGCCCGCCGATCTGCAGCGAATTGCGATTTACTGTGCTCATTGAGTTGTGAACAACCTTTCCGCGCTTGGCGCTCAGTCTCGCGTTGATGCCGCGCTCATCTTTCTGCACGCTTATCAAGTGGGGATTCGTGCCGAACTCTACCCACATTGCCTTGTAGCCTTCAAAGCCCTGCGCAGCCAAAACAGACTTAACAATTCCATTTCTCAGCGATGTTGAGACTTTAAGTGCTCTAGCTAAGTCACCATCTTTTGAGTTGATATTGATTCGCGCCTTGTCCTTAACCTTTCTCATGCCTGCGCGCAAAGCTCCGCGCATCACGTTCGCTTCCATCTTTGGCGGCAAGGTATTAAGCAGCTTTTGCAGGTCTGCCAAGCCTTTAACGTGGATTGTGTCGGACATATATGCCGCCCATAAAAAAGCCCGCACTTGGCGGGCCAAACTAATGACTTATCGCTAAATCAGAAACCCTTTTTCTTGCATGTACTGGACAGGGTGTTTGCCGCCCTTGCTTCTATTGCAAAACTGTCTGAGCAACTGAGTGTTAGAGTCCTCGTTTGAACCGCCAAGGCTGAGCGGGATAACGTGGTCAATTTCGCAATTTTTCCCCAGAGGCTTGCTGCAACATGCGCACTTGCCGTTCTGTAGCTTAAACAGTTTCGGCTTCAAATCGATGCTTAACTTCCCGCCAGCCGCCGCCTTGCGGGCTCGCCTAGTGTGAGACTTTATAATATCGGAATTAGGGTTAGCCTTGCGGTAGGCGTCATTTCGCTTCTTCGCGAGATACTTGTTGTTGGCGTAGTAGTTTGTAGAAAATCGCCGTCGCGCTTGTGGGTTATCAGCGTTCCATCTGCGAGATTGAGCGTTCATTCTTTCTCGATTATTTTTTGCATAATCCGAGAAATTTTTTAAATGCTTTTCGCGATTCGCTACGTGGTAAGCTTTTTTGCAGTCCTTGCAACCGCCATTTGTATAAAATTCAATTGATCCGCACTTCTTGCATATCTTCATGGGCAACCCTTCATTAGGAGGTCATCATTACTATTAGTGCGCGACAGGTGGGTAATGACTCCACTTTTTGGCCGCTAAGCCTAGTCGCGCACGCTCATTCTACCGCATTAAGGCGTTATTTCTTCACACATGAATTCGATAAAATTCATATTGCCGCCGATCTCGGATGGACCGATAACAATCTGCAAATATCGAACTGATGGGTAGGTGATTTTTATCCTGTGCGCGCTGGTTATATCGTCACGCCAGCGAGTGCGAATGCGTGTGCGGTTAATGGCGATTTCAAGCCCTTGGTTTACGATTGATTCGGCGCCGGAACTGGGCATTACGTCCTGGATATTGGCGAACTGCTGATCGGCATCAACAGCGGTCCACGTCACCACATCGGTGTTGTACTCGGATTCCTGAGTAACAGCGCGATACTGAAATTCAATCTCTCGATTCAGCGGGCCGATATTCATTAGACCCAACTCAGTTTATAGCCATCGAGGAGGCTGTTTATAAAGTCCATCGAGGGGCTTTTGTCTACTTGATCAGACTGCGCCTGAATTGCCGCTGATACCTGGGCGCGAATCCACATTCTTATTTCTGCCGGGACATCACTGGCGCCGCCATATCCAGCAACGAATCGAATAATGACAGAGTTTGCCGCGTCCAGAGTGGCGGGCCACACATCACCATAAGCGGGCAGCAGCCAGCCAGGTAGCGTATCAGCATCGAGCGAATAATCTGCTGCATCTATCGTCTGCAAAACGCCGTCGCCGTCGTAATACTTGACGTAAGTAATCGAGCCGATGGGCATCTTGCCGATTTGAATTTCAGACTCTGGAAATGCGTCTAAAACAAGCTCCCAAGTCTGCGTTATTAATGCACGGCCCGTAATATCTTCCGCCCGTTTGCGCGCAGCAGTGATTAGCGTGGTAATGGTCGCATCAAACGTCGCGCCATTAATGCGCGCATCGAGTTTTACCTCTGCGGCAGTTGCCGGTTCGGTCGCTGGCGCTGTTATTAAACGGAGTGTCATTAAATTTCGTCCATAAAAAAACCCGCACTAGGCGGGTTCTGGAAATTGGTTCGACGGTTAGATTGCTGCTTGTTATTTGTCGGCCTTGGTTCTGCGTTGCTTGCCTTCGGTGATTACTGCCTTGTTATCTATATCTACAGTTACAGGCTCGATCCATGACGCATGGACGCAGCCCGCGAGGTAGTCAGATAATTCGGCCTCGGTGCCTGCCTCAAAATCTTCTGATGTCGTACCATCCTGTGATCCTGGGAAACTTTTAAGTATTTTGTATCGCATTATTTCGTCCCTAAATGCTGCTTGGCGATTGGCGCGGAATGATCGTAATTCGCTTCGATCTCTGCGGCTGTCGGCAAGGTTTCACGCGGAACGCAATCAAGTTTTAACTGCCCGTCGTCATGAATATTGAATTTAATGTCCAGCGTGTCGTATCCATAAAGCCTTGACGCCTGCGGATAGCATGAGTCCATCAGCGTTGTGGATTTCGGCAGATGAATCTTGATTCCTCGCGCATGAGCCTGGCCTAGCCAGAACTCCACACAAGCCCGCCCTTTCTCGGCGTCGTGGACGTTGGGATAGGTGTAGTCCATACCGAACAAACTAATCTCTGCCGCCCCTGTGTGGATTGCAAAGGCCACCGCATAGGCTGCGGTGTTATTAAAGTAATCGTGGCCCAAGTGGTTCAGCACATCTTCTAGCGGAAACTCTACAAGTGCCGGAAAATCAGGATGCGCTCGACTGGTGACTACGGGAACAGGGCTTGTTCTGATCCATTCGACCATCGCGGCGATATTTGATGCTGGCGCGGCTTCCGCCCTGATCTGCTGTATTCGTATATCGTCCATGTGAAAAACAAGGTCACATGCGAACACGTTGCCCAGAGCATTGATTGCCCATGTCTCATCACAGAACTTGCTTCTGCCGCCCTGACGTTTTGTGATGTTTAAATATTCATCAACGCTCGGCCCAAGACCCAGGATGGCAATGTGCTTGCCGGCTGGCTCTATTTCTTTCACTTCTGCGTGACTGCAAACTGCAATTAGCGTTCTGCCGTTTATGTCTTGCTCTACTTCAGACTCCGGGCCTTCTTGCCCGTGCCATTCATCAACATGCCAGCCGCATTCATTCAGTAATTGCGCGAATTCATGCTTTGTATAATGCCGGAAATGGAAAGCCGTAGTTGACCCGTCTTCCCTGCACCAGGGCATGACAGACTCATTCGGAACGCTGGCAAATAGTACGTTGGCCGACTCGCGTAATGCTTTAAGTAAAGGTCGCGGGTCTTCAATATGCTCGATAGTTTCAAAACTCACTGCAACATCAGAACTGGGCAGCTCGCCAGGAACATTGCCATTGGCGACTTCAAAAGCTGCGTAATTGTCTGGCGTAAACTGCGCAAAATTGTCTCTTGCGTATTCAATGGTTTCTGCGTCTATGTCAAAGCCGTGCGCAAAATGCCCGGCATCTGCAAGAATCTTACAGCCGTAGCCAATGCCGCAAGCAAAGTCTATAACTCTGCTCTTTGGCTTGATTTGCTTCGCCACCCACTCATAACGCGCAACATGGTCGCGCCGTATTTCTTCAATATTATTTGTTACTTGACGCTCGCCAGAATTCAAAGACATATTCGATCTCTCTCACCAGAGTTATTTGGGTGCGGGTTACGGTTCCCGCGCTTGCGTGGTGAGACGCAAGCCGTATTCGCTTATTACGGGTTGGTTTGTGGTGCGTTGTACGGGCTGTGGAGAACAGCAGCGACGCCAACGACGCCAACTGAAGTAACTCCAGTCTGTACAGCATTCACTGTCACATAACGCTTGTTCCCGACATAACCAAGACGCTTGGTAACTTCTTTGCCTGTGCCAGCAACGCGAGCGCCAGCAGCTAAAGACGCCAGCGCTTCAGTGCCGAGCAGATAGGTATCCGCAACACTAGTCATGGTGCCAGTTACATCGCCTTCCAAAGCAACCACCGTAACGATGGAGCCGGTTGTAGTGACTGCGCCGTAAGACATGATAAATTCAACGCCGCCATAGCTTTGACGATCAACGACGATGCCGGATTTTGTCGCGTTCGCGCCAATAGCCAGCGGAGAAATAACTGTTTTCGTTCTTACGTTGTTGTGCAAATCTTTAACGCTCATAATTTTTTCCTTTTGGTTAGATGTTTGCTAACTGCAATTATTGCGGACATAAAAAACCCCCAATTAAGGGGGTTCGTGTTGGGTTTGCTTTGACTAGCTTGTCGCGAAGCGCATGAGCTTAATTGCCTCATAATTTGAGATGCCACCAGAGAAGCGACGTCTAAAATTGAACTTGGTTGTACCTTTCGCCGTGATGTTGTCGCGGATCAAAGTAGTGCCAGCGCGATTAACGATGGTGTAGCCGCGTTTGAAGTTACCGAATGCCAGCGAGTAGCTGCCAGCGGCAAGGTCTGCAACGTTGTCATCTACTTCAACAGGATTGCCAAGGAAGCGACCACCAAAACCGCCTGCGGGGTCTGGATTCCAGAGGTAGTAGGAGCCGCTACCATCTTTCATCTGACGCATTACGCCAAGGGTCGTGTCGTTGGTCAGCCATACAGCGCCGGGTCGGTATTGCGACTTAAGCGAATGCTGCAAGCTGATAACTTTGTCAGCAGGCGCAACAGAAGCAAACGCGGCAGACTTGCCGGAAGCGATATAGCCAACGCTGCCCCAGGAGTAAGCAGAGTTTGCTACGTTGGTGTAACCGGCAATGCCTCGCGCTTTGCCAACACCGTTGCCAGTGATGAACTCAGCGCCTGCACCTTCGGCAAAACCAATAGCGGCTTCTGCTGCCAGATCAGATTCCAGATTGATGAACGCATCTTCCAGCGTTTCGTTATATACCCAAGGCTCGACTTCTGCGGTGAATACATCAATGGCAATTTTGGAATAACGCGGTTCAGTGGTTTCGCCACCTGTTTGGCCATCACCTACGCGACGCATTGCCATGCCGGAAGTTTTAACCAGCTTCTCCCATTTTGCGGAGCCGATGGTTTTAACGTCAGCAAGGCGATACATTGCGCTTATTGTCGGTGCGATGCGGTCAATGGCCATATCCATTTCGGGCAATACAAGGTATCCGCCGTCTGGATCGCTGCCGCTGTTCATTGCTTTCTGCTGGATGTCAGCAAGGCCATCTTCGCGGCCTTTGCGCAGATACAAGTTGAACGCTTTTGCGTGTGCAAGCTGTTCTTCAGACTTCTGTGAATCAGCGCCGACCATAGGGCGGTTCGCTTTTTTCTCGATGTCAGTAAATGCTTTCTGCAAAGAAGCCATGTCTGCATTTATCAATGCAAGTTTTGCTTTCAGCTCGTCAACAGATTCGCCATTTGCTTTTGCTTTCAGAATTTCGTCATTAGTTTTCTGAAATTCGTTCCATGCTTTACCCTGATCTTCGATCAAAGCTGCAATATCTTTAATTTCCATTGTAAAACCTCATTTTGATTTAACGGGATTGGTTCGACGCATAAGAGCGTCATGTAGCAACTTCACACCGTCCTCGTCAGAATCGCTCTGCGATAGACTTTTGACCCTGCTTATTAAAGCTAGAGCCTCACGGTTTGAAAGCCCCAAATCCCTCAGGTATTTCTCTGCCGATCTAATACTTTCAAGTTGTTCGATGCTTTTAACGCCCTGAACGCGGGCTGCATCATTAGCGGGGAAAGTGACCAGGGAGGTTTCCCAAAGGTCTACTTTTTTTAATGTAGTGATTCCGGTTGCTTTGTCGCGGATTTCATCACGCGGGATAAAACCGATTGACAAGCCGCTGATGGCTTTCATCTTTAGCAATTCATAAGCCTCTGCGCCGCGTTGTGTTTTCAGAGCAATCTGGCCTTCGACTTTCAAGCCTATGCTGTCTTCGGTCATCGAGGTAAACACTCCCAGAGGCTCTGAGCTTCTGTGCTGCCAAAGCAAGGCAGGCATGGTGCCTTTCGTTTTATGCGATGCCAGCGAGTCAAGGAATGCGCCAGCGGCAACAATCTCGCCGTAACTGTCAACAACACCAAACACGCTGCCATAGCCGGAAAAGGAGCCATCTTCAGAGATGCTTTTTACTTCGAATGCAAAATCTTTGGTTCTCAAAGTCATGGTTTTAGCCTCTGCCTTAATTTAGTTATGCCGCCATGCTGTCTAGTTCACATATCAGCATCATTTCAGCCTCACGCAACTTTCTGCTTCGCCTATTATCAATTGCGGCAATAAGTGGATTCCCGAACGTCTCAGCGCTTGCTATGCCTCCGACCCCGACAATCTCCCGCGCATATATCAATGCCGGTTTTATGCGCCCGCTTCTGCCCGACATGCGGTGAGGAATTGAAACGCTTACAACTGTGACGGTTGCCGAGCCAAACGACTCAGCGCTTTCAATACCTCCAGCGCCAACAATTTCTTGTGCGCCGGTATCAGCGATAACAGCAGCACCGCCGAACGCCTCGGCAGAAGCTATGCCTCCTGCGCCAGTTATCTCTTGAGCGCCACCAGCTACCCCGACAAGTGGCCCGCCGAAAGCCTCCGCAGATGCAATAGCGGACGCTGATACGGTCGCCGCAATTGCTGGCGATCCGTGCGACTCCCCAGTGGTAATGGCGGCAGATCGAATATCCGCGCCTACGGACGCCAACCCAAAAGACTCGATGCTTTCTATGCCGGCAGCGGTGATGCCCACCGAGACTGCGGCAGAACCAAACGCTTCCGCGCTTGCAACACCGTCAGGGCTGATCTGCGCCGACAAAGCCGCGCTTCCAAGCGCCTCAGACGATGCTACGCCCGCCGCCGCGACAGTCGCGCCAAGACCCGTTGAACCGAAAGATTCGGCTGATGCGATCTGGCCGGCGCCTGTAATTTCTGCGGTGCCGGATACAGCATCGACAAGCGGCGACCCAAACGACTCAAGGCTGGCAATTTGTCCAGCGCCAGTAATGGACGCCGCACCACCACCACCTGGCAGCAACTCCCACCCAGCGTCCTGAAACGTGGGCGCGGTATAAACTGACAATGCAAAATCCGCAGCATTTAGTGCTGGGGGCGCATAAGCCGATAACGCCATCCCATGCGGTGTAATATCCGCAGGGATAAGCTCCGTGAGCGCAAAATCTACAGCACTAAGGGCTGGCGGTGTGTACTCGCTCATGCAAGGTAAGGACTCCCAGGTGCTGTGTAGTAAGTCGCACCGGACTTATACTGCACAAAGGCAGCGCCAACCTTGCCCGTGGTAATGGTGGACGCCCATGTGCCGCCAGCGCCGGTCACGATCTTTTCGACCAGAACCGGGTTAACCATGCTTTCATCGTCGCCTTCCATAACCGTGACAATCGCACCGCTTACCGGGGCCGCACTCAGCGTCACTGTCCCGCTGATAGCAAAGGTCGAAACGGGTTCTTCTTCCCAATTTGCCTCGATCCACCAATTATTGGTAAGCGCGGCGTTTGATGCGCCAGTCGCACCAACCACCTGACACAGCAGCGATTGATTTGGACGAAGGATAAAACTTTGCGTATCAACTAAAAATGGCAACAAGTTTGAATCACAACTAATTACCTGCTCAACAGCGGTGTGCATCCGGCTTGCGTACTGTTGCCAGATAACAGTGCCCGCTGTTCCGGTCAACGGAAACCCATCCAGTATCGGGGCACGAACTTCAACGGAAGCACTGGATGATTTGTTCGTATCGTAAGTCGTCGCCGATAACACCGCGCCGCCGCTAATACTTGTGCCTCTGCTCGTCTTTATCTGCGGCATCACCGTTGACAGCGCGGCGATTGGGTCTAACTGCATAGCCAGGCGGCGAACGTAGACATTCACCCGCGACCCTAGTTTGTTTGTAATAGCAAAAAGGTTTTGCGTTGTTGCGTCATTCCCCAATGCCAGGGGCGAAGGAACGCTGCCGTTAAACGAAAAAGCCACTTAATCTTCTTCCCATACGATGTCCACGCACCAATGGTTTGTCGCTGGATTGGATGTGCCGACTGCTGAAACCACTTGCACCAACAGGGCTTGGTTCTGCCGTAGAATCAGGTTTTGTGTTTCAACAAGCGCCGGGGCTATGCTGCTGTCCTCGGCAAGCACCTGACCGACTGCGGTGTGCAACCTCATACAGTATTGCTGCCAGATGGTAGTGCCTGCCGTGGACGTAATTGCTGTCGCCACGCCGCCGTCTGATGCGGTGCCGCAACGGATAATGGTGTTAGCATTCGATGAATTCGCGGTATCGAACTGCCCTTTGTTCAGGGCCGTGCCGCCTGTAGGAACAGCGGTAGCGCGGGAAAGTTTGACCTGCGGCATCACCGCCACCAAAACCGCCGTGGCATCGAGCTGAACAGTGATCCGGCGAATATAAACCAGTTTCGTCGCGTCGATGTTTTCAATGGTGAACAGGTTGTGTGGGGTTGCCGCACTGCCCAGAATCCTGAAACTAGCTGCTGCGAAATATCCGGCCATTGTCCAACCCTGTTATAGTTTAAATATTTTATTGGCGCCGTTGTCCCAGGTGATGTTAACCACTTGAGAGACCGATGGCGTGAACGGAAGCCCTGCGCTCGGCGTGTCGATGTAGGCGATCAATCGAGCTGTTGCATCAGCGCCAGTGTGCTGGAAAATCACAATGGCATTCGATGCCGCCGCTGCTGTAGCTGTCAGCGTAGTATCTGCCGCGTCTGCCACGCCACTGGTTACGGTTTTGGTTCCAAGCGCCGCGCTTCTGCCGTTCTCGTTGCCGGTTGTAATGTCGTCCAGGAAATCATGCGCGGCACTAAAAGTGTAAGTGCTACGCACCAACACGCAGCGAATATCGCCTGTGTCCCAATCAATCGAGCCGTCGAGGAATCCCTCCCTCCCTTTGTCATAAAGTGCGTTTGCCATATTCTTTTTTAGCCTTTTTCGGTTGTGCTGCTAATTATTTCGCCAGACAATTTATCTCGCACAAAAGTGGTTTTTGTACTTGATGGCGCTGATGCAATATGCACGGCAATATCTGGCTGATTAACGGTGACAAATGGCGCGGCAACATCAACTTTTATGTCAGCGGCTTTTTGCTCTGGAACGTTCACCGTTATCGGTTGAGGCGTATTAGTAACCGATGTTCTGGCGTCCACGTTAATTGGCGGATGTGGCCGGTCATTACTTGCCATCATGCCCTTCAATTCGCACATTAAGGCGAGCGCTTTTGCAGGCGTGTCATCAACAGGATCAGTCGATCCGCCCGCGATATTAGCCGGCCTGTGGAGCTTGCTTGATTCTGGGTCCGGGTCAGGGTTCAAGTCTAACTTCTCCCTGCCTTCGTTTTGTGTCATCAGTCCGCCGTTGACATAACCAAGCAGAACGTCCTTCTTGTCAGTCATGGAAGCGCGAAGCAATCCTTCATCAACGAAGCAGGAATACAAACCTTCTGCCCGGTCTTTATCGGTCAATAGGTTTGCATCAATGGACTGCTCGATGCGGAAATATTCAGGGGATAATGTATGAACAACGTGTGCAAGAAATTGCTGCTCTGCGCTGGCGTAAGTTGTATTTTTCGATTCCGCAAAAATCATGATCGGATTCACAAGAAAATGACGGCATATTTCTTCCACTTGAAACCTGCGGGTTTCAATGGTCTGCGCGTCAACGCCCGTCATCGTGTGCGGTGTCCATTTCGCATCGCGGTCTACAATCATGGGGCTGCCGTCTTTAGCAGCTCCCGCATAATTCTCATCTATCCAGTCTTTTAATAATTTGTACTGATCAGGCTTTAACGTACCGGCTACGGAATAAGTCCCGCTGGCCCGAACGCCGTTTTTCTGCATGGTTGACTGCTGTTCTTCCACCGCCATTGCAAGACCGATGGATTCACGCGCCAGCTTTACGGCTTCGAGGCCCATCCAGCTATTCCATGACGGGCCTTTAATGTGCCAGATTGAGGACGCGGGGAAGGTCTGAACGCTTCCGTTCTGCGCTCTCACCTCATAAGTCAATGTAGCGTTGTCGGCGCGCTTAACAGTCACGCTGCCAGGCTCAAACGGGATCAATTCCATGATGCCGGAACGGTTGGATCGGTTAATGAATGAGAACGCATTGCCGCATAAAGTGAGGTGCATCATCAGCATTTCGCGGTATTCAAAGCTGGTTTGAAAGTCGTTCGGACGGTTTGCCAGTATGTAATACAGTGAATGGTCCTTCGCAGGTGTTCTCCAGCTCCCGTCTGCCGACTCACGCATGAGTTTCAGCGGCACTTGTGCAAGTCCGTTTGCGCGAACTCGCATACAAGCCATAACAGCAGACACTTCGATTGCAGTGACGGTACTTACATTCTTGCCGGACGCCGATGTGCGCCAGCCCGATGTCCCGCGCAATAAATCCACAAGTGCCAGCGCTTTTTCGCTGGATGGCCGCGAAAATGCCGATGCTAACCGGCCCATTATTCAGCAACCGACAATTTGAGGCCCGCATAAATGACCAGGATTCCAGCGACAACAAATCCCGATGGCTGATATACAAGCCACGCGCCATAGCTCAACAAACCAGCGCCGGATATCAGCAGCAAGTCAGGTGTGTATTTCATGCTGCGGATTCCCAAAATGATTTTTCGATGTCAGCGGCAGAAGGCATAACGCCAACGGCCTGCGCAAGTGCGACCATGCCATCAATGCGGCCTGTCGCTTTTTGTTTCGTAAATTTCCTAAAGCCTGTCGGATCTGAAACGGCTTGTGCGTTCTGTGCGCACATCGTTAAGACTGGGTGATTACCGTGCTTTAATTGCTTGCCGAGCAATCTTGCTTCAAGCTCGCGCAAGGCTGGCCCCATGCTGATAAAGCCCTGGCCGAACTCAATAAACAGTTCCAGCTCTTCTTCACTGAAGCCCGCTTTAATCAGCCAGGGTTTCAGGAATTTCATGTTGTAACGGTCGAAGGCTAGAGCGCGCACCGTGCAGCGGTTGAACACATCACGCAGAAAGTAAGCGATGAATTCGTATTCAATGGCGCGGCCAGGCGTTGTTTCCAGAAAACCGGCTTCAGCCCATACATCATAGGGAACGCGGTCATTGCGCGACTTCTCAGCAAGCCCTTCTTCTGGTAGCCAAAAAGTAGAATGAACGTCGCCTTCTTCAGTGACCAGAACCAAGGCGGTAAGGTCGGACACGCTTGAAAGGTCAAGCCCGCCGTACACTTCCTTGCCTTCCCAAGATTCGGGTTGGTCGCCGTTCTCTTGCCAGATTGCCCTGGATATAAAAGGGCTTCTCGCTTCGACTCGCTGATTTAAAATTAGATTGCGGTATGCCGCCTCGCGACTCGGTAAGCGTTGTGCGTCCGTTGCCTGCCGGAAAACTTCTTCCTTGTTCATAAAGTCATCAAAGTGCGGGTTCGCTTCTCTGATTGCTTCTTCGCTGAACGGATCGAGATCAAGCGATGCAGTACACAACTCGACTTTGTTTCTCGGATCAGCGCCAGTCAGTGCGTCATCAATGAGAAGGCTTAATAAATCTGCGTCTGTCGGTGCCTGCGTACTGATTACAATCGAGAGCGGGGATTCCTGCGCAGCACTGGCTGTTTCGAGAGCTTCGTATAATTCAAACCTTGGCCCTTTCACCTGCCCCAGCTCGTCGTGGATAACAAAGACAGGGGATAACCCATAGCTGGTTGACGCATCGGCACTGAGCGCCTTGTAGAGCGTCCCCAGGTCAGGGCAGAACAATTGCTTTGCAGTGTCACGAATAACAACGTACTGACTTAAATCGGGAGACATGCGCACAATTTTTGCGGCAAGGGAAAATAGGATCGCTGCCTGGTCCCTTGATTGTGCTGCGCTGTATAGCTGGCTATTTGGTTTCGCTTCCGGCCCGCATAAGTGCAGCAACAGAAGAAAGGAAGCCATCGCGGTTTTCGCGTTCTTCCTTGCCATGCTCAGAATAAATAGTCTTGTAGGGCTGTCGTATATACGAACAATCCACCGCTTTTGATGCTTGGTAAGTTTTACCTGCTGGCCTACAAACTTGCCCTCTGGAATTCTGCAATGCGTTTCAATCCAGAGACAATTGCGCTCGCCCCGTGTCAGTCGTTTTCGAGCTGCCAAGGTTTGCGTCCTGCCTGTGATTTGATTACTTTTTCAGCCCTGATCTTGCTCTGCTGCGTTAGCCGCATGGATCGGTCAAGCGCGTTAATCGTTCTGGTTTCACGTTCCTGCAATGCGGTCAGCATGTTGTAACGCTTCAAGCCCGCGTCATCATCTGCCAGCCATGCCGGGTCGAAGTTATCAAGCTGCACTGCAATCAAATCAGCCTGGGCCTTGTGTCTGACGTACTGCGTCAGCATCACAATATGCTCTGGTGCAAACCAGTCAGCAGGCATGGCATTTGTTACAGTGACCCAAACAGACTTCTGTTCTGACGTGAGACTAAAAGGAGGCGCGAGCCTTTGGTTAATACCTACAGGCGCAGCAATAGCGAGCGATGCAACTGATCGCCTGCCCCTTGTCGCCATTTTGGATTTACCTAAAAACTACAGATTTATGAAAAT